TCTTGAATGTATCTGGAACTGATGGGAAAGGTGGTTCAGGTAGTTCGTCAGTAGTACCGTTTAATAATAGTCCTTGTCGAGCTTCTTCATTTTCAGGATCGTCATAGGGTTTAGCTGCTGTTTCTTCGGGTACAAAGTTTTTAGGATCAAGATGTTCATGATCTGGCCATGGTTCGTGATGCGGAATACGCACCGGAACACTTGCTGTTCCAGCTTCTTCTGCTGCACCGTCTGAACTGTTCATGTAAATCTTGCCATCGGTAGTTTCTCTATGATCGCCACCAGCATAAATGTTTGTATTACCATCTGCTTTTAGTTTGCCGTCGGCATCTGCTTTTATTTCCCAGTTACCAATAGTGTGTACAAAAAAGTTTCCGTCTGTGGTAATATTCATATTACCTTTTGCTTCAAAATTTATGTCTCTGTCAGCATAAAAATTAATGTCGTTTTCAGTTCTAAAACTAATGCTGTCTTTTGCATAAACATCAATTTTTCCATTACCTGTCATTTCGATCCAACTGTTGCCGCTACCGTGTGAAATATAAATCAAATCTTCAGTATTATGCATTACAATTTGATGACCTTTACGTGTTTTGATACGTATTAGATCATTAGCAGGTAAAGTTACATCGCCGTCTGTTTCTCCAGCGTCAAAATCAGCATATTCCATTTTATCAGCTTCGTCGCCGCTTGCTGGTTTTTTACGCAATAAAGATGCATCGCCGTCATCCATTACAAATGAACTTCCGCCAAGTCTATTAAAAGGACGGTTAACAGATCTTCCAGGTTTGCCGTAAGTAGCTTTTGGTCCATTAAAATCTAACGGTCCAGGAGTACTCCAACCAAATACATGACTAGGTGCTTCTCGTCTACCGCTAGATGTATTTGTGCCTCTAATATGATCATCAATTAATCCTGCATCTTCCAATCGTTTTTTCTCGTCAGGATTAACAGGCTTTAAAAATTTAGTTGGATCTCTACTAGTTCCTTCTTCTTGTTTTTTGTTATATTCACCAACTGGTAATGCTTTGGTATTATCATCTTTGTTGTAACTTGTAGATGCATAGCCAGGTGTCATAAAGTTTACACCAGTATCAGGAATACAACCTAACCAATAGGCTTTTGAAAAGTCGCCTTCAGGCATAACAACAATTACTCTAGTACCTACATCAGGCGGTACTGCCCAAAAACCGTAACTTTTTTGTGTACTAGGATAATCATCATTGTTACTAAGTCCATGATTGGGTGTTGTTCCAAAAAATGGACTTGCATACTGACAAATAATATAGTCTGTCATATTGCCGCTGCTAGTACGCTTTGTTATTTCAACTTCAATTGAACCCATAAAATTTGTGTCAAGATGGTTTACTACTACTCCTACATATATGCCGGAGTTTTGTTGTCGTCTACTTGGGGTTCTTTGTTCTGTTGACATTAGGTATCAGTTCTCGCATTTGTTATAGGTTCAATATCATTTGCTGGTGTACCTTCGCCAACAGCTCTGCCGCCTTTGAGATCTGATAGAATTGCACCTGCAATGCTTTCAAGAGTTAAATCTTGATTTCGCTTTCTATTTAATTTCAGTGTTTGTGTAAACACACCATCTTTGAAATTATTTTCAACAACAATTACTTGGTAAACACCACTAAACATTGCTATAGGTAAGAATCCTCCTAAAGGATATTTTACAAATCCATCTTCTTGATCATAGTCAATAGGAGTTCTAAAGTTTAAAACTATGTGTACTTCTCCGTCTATAGGATTCATACTACCGTCGATTGTAATTGCACTGTTTAAAGGATTAGAAATTCCAACAAAGTTTCCAATTCCTGCGTCTGCTAAGAAATACGGATCTCCGTGTATAGTTAAATCAAGTCCTATTAAATCATTGTCGCTATGAATTAGCATATCATTTAATTGTCTAGCAATACTAACTAATGTGCCTTCTCTTGCGCCGCCGCCGTTTGCAGGCCTATCTGTAGCATTTATATTTCTTACAGTTGAGTTTCCGTCTGCTTGTGCAATTCCAGTACCTGCTGCTTGACCAGGTCCGCTTGTTGCTGGCTCGCGATCGCCTTGAAACCATTCAGCTACGCTTCCAAAAATACTATCTTGTTGGCGTTGACCTCTTGAGCCTTGTATACCTGTATAAAATGCCATATTAAATTGTAGATCAAAATCGACAATATCTGTATTTTGTCCTGTGTAGATGTAACTATACGATTTAATTGCTTTTGCTTGTCTAGTAAATGTTGCTAATACATTTGATGCTGGAGCAGCAATATTCGATATATCTACTTCATACGGAACAACTCTATACACATATATTTTAGGTGATTGTCCTGTTGAGGCTGCACTAAGCGGATTTGTTCCGTTATACACTTGAGTTTCTATTCTTACCCACTCTACTCGACCAAACATATCAGGCTGGTTTGTTGCAAACTCTCTGCCGTACTCACTAAGCAATACAACTTCTTCTATTATATCTTGTATTTTTGAACCCGCAGCAAATTGAAAAACTCTGTTTTCTGTATCATATGTTAGATTTCCTCTAACAAAATATCCTTCTTTTTCTTCAGATTCTACAAATCCTGCTTCTTGGAATGGGAAGTTTCCTTGCTCTGTTGCGTTTTCTACAATTTTACTTGAACCAATTCTATTCCAGGATGCTGCATTATCAGCTGCTGTTTTTAATGTGGCACCTAATGCCGACGACGGAATTGCAGACTGCGAATTTTGTTGTGCTTCAGCAACTGCTGCTGAGTCAAACTCTCCACTAGTATCGCCTGTTATACTTTCATATACTTGTTGTAATGTATTACCTACTTTAACTGTTGCAGCATTTACAGCCGATGCAAATGTTCCGCCAATACTATCTGCTAAGCCGCCAGTTTGAGGAAATTGAATAACATATTGATCCGCTGCTGGAACATTGTTAGTTCTTGCTAGTTCTGCTAAATTATGGTTAACCTTTCTAGTTAAACTGTCTTCACCAGACTGTAACACTTGTCCTACAGTATCACCTTTAATTTGTAAATCTTGTGTAGTTGTTTGGGTAGCATCTGTACTTGCCATATCGTTATAGGCAACTGCTTCAACATGATATTCTGCACCTGACTCTGTAACTTTCATTGCTGCTTTAGCAATTCTAATAGGAAAGTGTCTCTGACTGAATAACGGTGCTTTAACATTTCCGTCATCATCATATCCTTTAAATGCCACACTTAGTAAAAACGGTGCTTCGATATAATTTGAATGTCCTGCAACCAATGCTGCTGTTCTTAGATTGTGTAGAAATTGTCCCATTGAATATGGTTCAATAACTTTAAAACTAATTGCCATTGCATTAGAAAGTCTAGTTCCTGGATTAGGCGCACAGTGATTTTTAATGTGTACGTCTTCTATAAAAAATTCTCTAACACCATCAGTTTCATAGATAGTAGGAATTTTTTGACCTCCAGTGCCGCCACTTTTGATAACCTTTATCAAAGGACCCATTGTTCTATAACTAAGAGGAAAATTTAATTCTAAGTTAGTTAGACACCCTAAAGTAAAAATATAGTTGTAACTTGCAAATTGATCTAATTCATTCCTATAAGGAGGAAATCCTCTTCCAAGCAATGATAATGCACCGCTTAGTGTAGGATTTTGTATTAGTTGGGTTACTTGTGCTGCTTTTGTTGCAACGTCAACAACGGGTCTTACTGCTTGACCAACGACACCTGTAGCCACAGTGTCAAGTACGCCGCCGCCGCCCACAACAATGTTTCCTGCTGTAGACACTGTGTTTGTTACATCTCGTGCAAGTGTACTACCGTAATCTTGATTTACCGGTGTTGTTATAGGTGATCCGTTATTCGGATTAACTGCCATATTATATTCCTAGTTGTTGAGCTAGATTTTCGCCTTTTGGTAAAAATATTTTAACACCTGGTACCATATCGTACACTGGATCTTTTAATACATCCATATTCCTTTGAGCAAAAACCCACCACAATTTTTCTGATCCATATAAATCGTATGCTAACAAGTCGGGTCTAAATGTGTATTGTGTTTGTACTGTATACAGTACATCATCTGCTTCTGCAGGAACAGGTCTAATAGATAATACATCTAAGAATTGCCCTTGTACTATTGTTGTTCGATTCCACGGACTTGTTGCTTCGTATTGTGCTGCCATTAGATAAATCCTTTTCCGTCTACAACATATTGACCATTAACAAATGCATCTAAGCTAAATTTTGTAATATTCTTTCTGCTGTAAGTAGGTTGTACAACAACTGATATAGAACTACGTGTTGGAACCCATGTTCCGTTGTCGCCAACACCAACTTGTATGTAGTCTACATCGTTTGGAAGTTCTACTGTAAACATTTGCACCACAACTGGTACATCTTTAAACACATAATCGCCGTATCCATTTAATTTTACAATAGGTGGCGGTGAACCTTGATTGCTAGTAGCACCATATGCCATCTTGGTTATTGATCTTAGATAGTGCGTTGCTGCAACCCAATACTGACCTTCTTTTTCATTTTCAATAAAAAAGTCGCCAATAATAGTCATAGCATTCACTTGACTGTTCTGATAAGCTGGAAACACATAATTACTATGTGTAGGATGCAATGCATTATAGTTTGCACTGTGTTCCATGATAATTTGGGGAGTATATGGCCACATAAACCCATCAGTTTCGAGTAACGGTGTTAGCAATTTACTAGATTTGTAGTTTTGCGGTACAGAAAGACGGACACGCCAGTCTAAGTTAACTTCTGAACCCCATCTAGCTTCAACAAATCCAGTTCCAGCTGATGGAGCGGCACCTGGTAAAAGACCAACTGATCTTAGTGCTTTGCCAAAACCTGTGTCTGAAATAGCATTTGTTACTTTTTGACCTACGTTACTAGGTATGCTTGCAATTGATTCGCCAACTGATAATGCACTACCTTGTAAGTTCTCTACGCTACTTTGAGGATTCTGTGTTGTCATAAAAAAATGTTCTCCTATAGTATTATTTAGTTGACTTTATTAACAGAGTATATTATAATATATACTTATTAACCGGAGAATAGCCTTGAGGAAACAAAACTACCTAAACAACAAAGATATTTTAAAGGAAATACATAAATCTAAGAGCAGATTTTGTAGTTTCGTAGATCCAGAGTATCATCAATTTGATATCATTTTACCAGATATTGAAAAAATTAACATTCGAACTATTGCTGAAGCAAAAAGAAACAAAGCAAAAAGACTTAGTACGGAAGAATACGATAGACGCAAAGCGGCTGGTGAAAAAGTAAAACAAGCAGAATGCGAACACGATTATAAAAAAATTACAAAAGAAGAACTAATTTTTAGGATTATGACATTTGATCATATTCCTGAAGAGCCTGGACGTAAAAAGAATCCTAAAACAATAGCAGATACAAAGGTAAAACTAAACTTTCCTCCATTCCAGCATTACAAATTCAACGACGACGGTGAATTAGTATGTGTAGGCAAAAGTCATTGGGTTGGCGGCATGGAAAACGGACACTTTAGTCAAAAACATGCAAAAGCAACAGACAAACTTGCACTTATGTGGATGAAGTTATGCGACAGGTATGCAACACGTGGTAATGTACGTGGATACACTTACAATGACGAAATGCGTGGACAAGCAATACTACAACTAGCACAAATTGGATTACAGTTTGATGAAAGTAAATCAGCAAACCCATTTGCTTACTACACAGCGGCAGTTACAAACTCATTTGTACGTGTTATCAACTTGGAAAAACGCAATCAAAACATACGTGACGACATTTTAGAAATGAATGACATGAATCCTTCCTACACAAGACAACATCAAGGTGAATGGGAAGCAGCTATGAAGCGAGAAAAAGAGGCAAAAAAAGATTGACCTTACCCAGTATTTCATGTATACTGTAGTTAATAAGTACGGAGAAAATACGTTTTGTTTAAAAAGGCAGCAGTCTTTACAGATATCCACTTTGGATTAAAAGGCAACAGTAAAGTACACAACGACGATTGTGAAGAATTTATCGATTGGTTTATTGACCAAGCAAAAGAAAACGGGTGCGAAACCGGTATATTCTGCGGTGATTGGCATCATAATCGTAATTCATTAAATCTAACAACTATGGACGCAACTATACGCAGCCTAGAAAAACTAGGTAAAGCATTTGACAAGTTCTATATGTTTGTTGGCAATCATGACTTATATTACAAAGACAAACGTGATGTAAGTTCAACTATTTTTGGGAAGCATATTGACGGTATTACGTTTGTAGACGAAATCTACGAAGAAGAAGATGTTGCACTTGTACCTTGGTTAGTAGGCGAAGAGTGGAAGAAAATAGAAGGCATCAAAGCCAAATATATGTTTGGACATTTTGAACTTCCAAGTTTTTACATGAATGCTATGGTACAAATGCCTGACCATGGAGACTTACGTCCGCAACACTTTAAAAATCAAGACTATGTGTTTAGCGGACATTTCCACAAACGTCAAGTACAAGGAAAAATACACTATATCGGCAATACGTTTCCTCACAATTATGCTGATGCTGGCGATGACGAACGCGGTATGATGATACTTGATCGCGAAAACGGCAAAGAGCCAGAGTACATCAATTGGTGGAACTGTCCTAAG